CCGGGGCGATCTGCAGCAGCTCATCCAGCCAGTTGGCCGATTCCTTGATTGGCTTCAGTTCGTCGCCCGTTGCCACAAACCGGTTTCGGCTTTTCCAGCGGACGCCAATCTGATACAGCGCATCGGCAGCCGCTTCAAACGTTGGCTGGCTGGCGGCGATCTGTTCCTTGGCGAAATCCTGAACAGCAGCATTGTGGAGCCGTGCCGCCAGGTGGAACGAAAACAGGTTCATCTCGTTGACGCTTGTCCACTGTTCCAACGTCAACGCACCACGCTGCAGCGCGTCTATCGTGGTACGGAAAGGCATCATCAGAGCCACGATCTGCTGCTGGCTGATTGGCTCAACGCTGGCGCGGAAAATCCGGCTGTAGATGATCTTGTTTGCCATGTGGCTGGATATGCGCTTGGGCTGGTATGCCTTGCGCGGTGATTTGGATTTGGCCATATGGCACCCATAAAAAAGCGGCCATCAGACCGCGTCATGCATAAAGTCAAAAAAGTCTATTTGCTGCCCCATGTTCGCGGCCTCAGTCAGGAATTTAACGGCCTGCCTGAAATAGACTGGGTTAAGCTCAGTCCCAACAAATTTACGGCCAATCCTCAGACTCGCAACGCCTTCTGAGCCAATCCCGGCGAACGGCGAAAAAACAACATCGCCTTCATTAGTCCACAACGTCAGCGCTCGTTTTGTGATATTAAGCGGCATCGGGCATAGATGTTTTTCCGCATCTGGATCTGCTGCAACCCTGGCATTAAGCACGTCAGTTGCCGGTAAGTCGTAATCTCCTTTCCCGCTTTGCCCCGGCTTCCAGTTCCATATAGGACTGGCGAGCTCTTGCCAGATATCTAAAGGAACTTCTGATTTTGGATGTGTCACCGGCCTAATCAGATCGTCTTCGCCTTCTTTTGCCCACTTGCGATAAACCATGAGGTATTCAGGCATTCCGACTCGGCAGATGGTCGCGTCTGATTGGAATGATTTCCAAAGCAACCCATGCGCGTTGGTTTTTGCCCGTTCCAGTACCGGGTCGCGAAAGATAGTGATTCTGCAGTGAAAATCAAAGCCGGCCTTTATGTGTGCGTCTGTGCATCGGTCTGAAAACGCACGAATGCCTGCAGTACCTGTTTCGCTGCTCCCCTGGTAATAAACCAGGTCTTTTACATGGATTGCTACGAGCCGCCCGGGTCGCAATGCGCGGAATGTTTCGTTGACGATGAACTGATATTGCTTAAAAAATTCATCTTGGTCTGCGCAATTACCCATATCTGCTGCGCTCTCGCCGTAGATGTAGAGGTTCGCATATGGCGGCGAATAAATGCAGAAGTCGATACTGTTATCAGGAAGCGTTTTGGCGAATTCAACGCAATCTCCGTTATAGATTCCGAATTTCTCATTTACTTCTTGATCGTAAATATTAGGCTGCATTGATAAACCCCGGCAAATTTGCGGCCATAGTTGGCGCATAAGTGTTTTTAATGGTGCGCGCTTCGATTGTTCGCCCCATAGCGGCAAACATTTCCAACTTCATGCGCTCGTGATCGTCAGCTTTTCTGCTGACTGTTTGCCATATTGGCAGCTCGGTTTCTGCCATGGCGATATGGCAATGAACTTCTTTTTGCTGGCCGAAACGATAAAACCGACGAATGGCTTGGTAATACGATTCGTAAGAGAACGACAGCCCGATGAATGCGGTGTGGCTGCAGTGCTGCCAGTTAAGGCCGAATCCAGCAACGCTTGGCTTTGTTACTAGCACCCTGATATTGCCCAAAGAGAAATCATTAAGCCGCTGCTCCTTCATCTCAGGCGACATGCTCCCGCGAACTTCAACGGCATCAGGAATGATCGACGTTAGCGCGTCGGCCTCGTAATCTGTGTCGCACCACAGAACCCAGCATTCATCATTGCTGTATACCAATTCGCGCAACTTCTCGGCACGAATGGCGGCAGTCCGGCGTTTTTCCGTATGGAGACTGGTTGCACTCATCTCGATACGCCGGAACATCTCGCCCTCGCCTGCGCCTTCGTCCATGTTTGTTTTGACGATATGCCGATGAACATTCAGATTCGGCAACGAATAGCCTTCATCCGAATAACCCATGTCAGACGGCCTGCCAATCATGCGCGACCAGCTTGCGACCCATGACCAGAACGACTTGATGCCATGCCGCTTTAGCCTGTATCTGCCCATTTCCGTTTGATCTGCTATAAACCAACGGGCCAGCATTTCATTGCTGTTCATCGCCCCAAGAAATTGGGAATGCTGACCTAGCTCCATATGATCATTTGGCGCCGGAGTCGCTGTTGCAGCCAGCCGCCAGTCGATAGATTGGGCGAACTGCATTAATGCAGCACTGGTTTTACCGCCATACGATTTGATGATGCTAGATTCGTCTAATACGATCCCTCCGAAATCAGGCGGCGAGAAGTTTTTCAGCATCTCGTAGTTGCTGATGTTGATTCCTTGCTGGATTTGGTCGCGATTGCGTATGACTTGAGCGTCAACGCCAAATTTAACTGCCTCCCGCTTATGTTGTTGCGCCACCGCGAGAGGGCATAAAATCAGAACGGGCCTGTTTGTTTGTTCATGAACCAGTCGCGAATATTCAAGTTCGACGGCTGTTTTCCCAAGTCCGGTATCGAGAAACGCGGCACCACATCCGGCACGCATTAGAAATTCGACCGTATCTCGCTGATGCGGAAAGAGCTTGCTGTTGATATCAACAGCGCGATCTGTTCCACGTAATGGTGTGACGACTTCTTTTGTCCGCAGAAAATCAAGATATTCGCTCATTCGTAAACCCGTCCAGCAAGACGCACTTCAAGCTGATGACACAGCGACTTATACAGGTCGCGCTCGTCACAGACGCGCTTATTGGCTTCTTCCAGCGCTTCATTCTGCATGCGCAACTGGCTAATCATGTCGCCACAGTCTGGCGTCAGCGCGTCGTCAATGATCTGCTGCAGCGCAGCGCCGGGGATAGAGATGTCGTCCTCTCCGCCGTGCAACAGTAGTGCGTTGTCGATTTGGTGTGTCATGCTGTTGTTCTCCCAACAATCACCCGCAGCGCAACCTTGATCGGCACGCTGTTGGCGCATAAAAAACGGGCCGCGTGATACGGCCCGAGTGTGTTTTTGTGGCGCTGTGCGACGGAAACAAGGTCGCGCATTGGATCGTCCTTGCGCCTGTCCAGATAACTCATTGCGGCAGGTCGCCCAGCAGGTCGCCGTTGGCTTCGGCCATTTCCTTGGCGTGGATGGCGGCAAGCTCGGCTTCGGATGGCTGCCAGTTGCTGCTTGCTGGCGGCGTCCATTCACCGGTGTCGCCATCTACGTTATCTGGCAGAGCTGCCGGAGCATCATCTGGCATCACCGAGTATTCGCCCTTGAGCGCTTCCTCGTAGTTTCCGGCCTTGCCCGCTTCGGTATTGCTGTCGATATTGGCAGCTGTCGCCAGTTCGATGCTGACCGGCAGGTACTTGAACAGCCGGCGCAGTACGGTTTTGCGGCCCATTTCAACGAAGTGCTGGCCCCATACCGTTTTGCCTTTTTCTCGGGCGAACTTGTAGTTCTGGCTGGCATCGCGGATTTCTTCGACTTGATCGCGCCCCATGACCTCGAAGGCATAACCGCCGCCGACCAGCTTTGCCACGGCATAGAAGGCTATTGGATCGCCGCGGTTGGTCAGTGCTGGCTTGTGCTCCAGCCGCTCATCCAGCCCATAGCTAAAGCTGAACTCGTCGTTGGCGCACACCTCATGCGCTGCAATGCTGACGATTTGACCAGACCGGCGAGCAAGATCAATCAGACCCTTGTAGCCGAACACGATCTGAACGTCGGTGGTGCCTTTCTGCCGGTTTTCGAACGGGATCAGATAGGCATGACCAAGCGGGGTGTTCGGCTCAAGTCCAAGCGTGGAGCAGGTGACGACCGCACCCATCAGGCTTTCGACGTTGCAGTTAAGTAGCTTTGGCGTGGTGCGCAGAGCTCCGAGTGCCAGCTTCAGCATGCGGTCTGCATCAACGTGCTTCGGCAGGACGGCGGCTAGGTTGGCGCGCTGCGATTCCATAAAGCTCTTAACGTTGCCCATGCCGGCCTCTGCGCCGGTCATCTTGACGATCTGTCCCGGCTTCAGTGCGGCGGCCAGTTTTGCATTTGCGTTGCTCATATTGTCCTCACTTGATAATCAGCGGCCGTGCTCCAGCCTGCTCGGTGGTGTTCTGGTTGATAATGTCGCGGACGATTTCCGCCAGATCTTCGTGGCCGGCATCAATCAGTTCAGCCTTGATCTGCGCCGCAGCTTCCTTCCAGTTTGTTTTCTGGCTTGGTTTGTTCTGCTTCCAGGTGGCGAGCGGTGAACCTTGCGGATCACATACGCCAGAATGCGGGCCGATAAACGACTGGATCGCCGCTTTGACTGCGGCAATCTCATCTTCAACGTCTTTGGCCTTCTGTTTCAGCAGTTGATAGGCTTCAAGCGCATGCATGATGTCGTCGCTGGCCATCACCAGATCATCCAGCGAGTTCGACGGGAACAGCGCCAGCGTTTCCTCTGGCGTGCGTGGTGTCGGCGGGAAGTCAGCGATAACGTTGCCAAACCAGAACTGTCGGCCAGCCTCAATCACTGCAGCAATCAGCGACTCGTCGCGGTCAATCCGATGGCAGACATATTTCTGTCCGCCGATCAGTACAGCCAGGTCGCACCATTCAGCGCCGGTGACAGCCATGTACCACTGGCACTGGGCGACGTAGGCGAGCGGGGCGCTTTCATCCAGCCATTCGCGTTCCAGGTATGCGCTAGCGGTCTTGCATTCGAGCAGTCCCTTGATTCCGGTCAGCTTGCCGTCTTTATCCAGTCGGGAGCGGCTTCCGTCAGCGACAACTGCGCGGTCAATGTTCGCCAGCATCCAGCTATGTTCAGGGTGCTTCATCGACTGATTGACGCGTTGCACCTTGTTGCCGCTGCGTTTGCTGTATTCGGTGGCAACAAACGATTCCAGCTCAATGCCAAAATAGGCCGGCTCGCTCATTTCCAGATCCGGCTCGATGCGGCCCGTCTTGTCTAGCCACACGTCTACGGGCGACTTCCATTTAGACAAGCCCATGATGGCGCCGATGTCGCTGCCACCAATCCCAGCCCGTCGAG